AAGACCTGGTTAAGATCCGTATCAATAAGATGGGCGCAGAAGGATTAGAAAGCCAAAATTATGGCGCACATTCCGAGGGATACATAGATGGTTTGCCGGATGATATTAAGCGAAAGCTGGCAAGATACAGAAAGCTGCCGAGGGCTTAAGCTATGTCTATCAACACAGATATGCAGCTAATGGAGCTGGAAAGAAAAACCAGTATAAGAACATCATCCGGAGCTACACGAGAATCATGGGAAAAGGTAGCGGATATCTACGTGGCCATCAACAAGATTGATGATTTGATTAGTACGCAAACTGCACGGGCGAATGANTCTACNCATACCGGGTTAACAAGGCACAAAAATATAAAAGAGGGCGAATACCGGCTGAACAAAGCCGGTATTGTCTATCAAATTTTGTCTTGCAACACGGCAAGCAGGCTGACAAAACTCTACCTAAAGGTGGTGGACACCGATGTCTGAGTGGGATACAGGCGACTTTGAGCGCAGCTTAGATGATGTTACTTACAAGATGTTTTTGCAACTTGCAAATAATATGCAAAAGGCCTGTTTGCTTGTAGTGCGGGATGCGAAAAAGGGTTGCCCGAGAGATGCGGGACATTTGCGCGCCAGCTTACATCACGTGGTTAACTTAAGTAGCAATCAAATAGAAGGGCTTATCGGCAGTAATCTTGAGTATGCACCATACGTACACCAGGGCACGGGAATTTATGCCCGGGACGGTTCCGGAAGGAAGACGCCCTGGGTATATGTTGTGCCCTACGGAAAGTATAAAGGTGGCCACCGTACCTGGGGACAGAGGCCGAAACCTTTCTTGCTCAATGCGCAGATGAAAAACATCATACAGATTGAAAGGATTTTAGCGGGTAAAGAATAATGGAAATAGATATCAAAAACTACATAGAGGACAATATTCCGACATTGAAGAATAAGCTTTTCCCGCTCTTTACTACTGAGCTTGATAGTCTTTGCGCTACATATCTTTTTACTCCGATTCGTAGCGACCATCTTTCAGAAAGCCAGCTTGAAATCAAGATAATCTGGTCAAATTATGACGAAACGCAGGAAGTAAAACAAGAATTGATTGCGCTGCTCGGATTTGAAGAAGACGAACCCTATCGCGTTTACGGGAATACACGTTTTTATAGCGTGTTATCGGGCGGAGGCATACTCTTTAATGATGCGGTGCAAATGTACGAAAATACAGTGTTTTTTACAATTTCACACAGGAGGATTAGATAAAACATGGCAGAAAATATAAACGATATCGTTTTGGGGGCGGGTGAGCTATATCTGTATGAATATAGCGGAAGCACCATCCCTGCAGATTCAGTAATTGAAACAGAAGCACATAATGTTGGCCATTGTTCAGGAGGTTTTGTCGTGGGATATACCCCTGAAAAATACGATGTAAAAAATCAATATAACCGCATTGTAAAATCTTTTATCACAGATGAGAAAGTGGAAGCAAAAACGGGGATATTGACCTGGGATTTGTCTAAGCTCGGACTGTTAAGCACGGCAGTTTTTGCAACTGACACGGCCAACAACAAAAAAACATTAACTTTTGGAGCCGGCGGCGCACTTAAAACTGTGCTGCTCCGATTCGTGCATGTAAAAGAGGATGGGCGAAAGATACGGTTTACCATGATTGGGCAAGGCGGAAACGGATTCAGCATTGAGTTTGGGAAAACGGAGCTTGTTGTTGATGCAGCTATTACGGCGATCGAATACATCAAAAACTTCTTGGCAATTTTCGAAGAAGAACTCTACATCCCGATTACCGCTGTTACAGCTACCGCTACCCAAAATCCTGAGGCATCGTCCACTATTGATCTTGCAGCTACCGTTACAGGCGGAACCGAACCTTACACTTATGTTTGGTATGAGGCATCAGCGCTGGATGGACCGTATACGGCAATCGTGGGGGCTACTTCGGCAACTTATGCTGATACGGGCAATACATCAGGTACTTACCACTACAAAGTTAAGGCCACAGACGAAAACGGCCTATTCCTTGAGTCTGCACCTGTATCAATTACTATCACAGTTTAACGACAATGCACCCGTGGCACGTCTGCGGGTGCATATTTTTTTAAGGAGAAGTCTATGGTTATTAACATCAATGAATATATACAATCCACTGTAGAGGTAATGTTTGGTGATACAGTTTTACACGTTTATGACCTAAACACAGAACTCTATAAGGCGTGTTTAGAACCAGTTGATGAGCTTGAATTACAAGAGATTTTTACGAAGCAACAAGAACTTGCATGCCAAATATTAAATCGCAACAAAGAGGGGCGAAAAATTGAGCTGGAAGAATTAAATGAATGGCCAGTGAAGGCTATAGATGCTATGTTGGCCACAATGATTGCACGAGCTAGGGTTGCGGTTAACGACCCAAACTAAAAATCCCCGTTCCGCCCGGCGAGACGGGGGATGCAATTATAGAAAAATATCTAAATTTAGAAAAATGGGAAATGGAGCTGGAAGTCAGTACAGCTGAATTATCCAACATCAAAGAATATACAGGGCTCACCTTCGGACAAATAATCGATTTGCCGATAGGGGAGCTGCTTTTGTATCGGCGGGATGCCTGGGTGAGCCGTATGAAATCCAGCGAGCGCGGAAGGGAATTTTTGAAAACCCTTTGGCGCTTACAGCAAACGGAAGCAGATGAAGAAGCTATAAAAAGATTTAACGAAAGGGGGTAGCTTATGAGCACACTGGGAGGATTGGAGCTTGCACCACTTAAAACAAAAATAACGGTAGATTTGCAGGGGTGGCGCACGCAATTGGAACAAGCAAAGGCAATAGCACGCTCTAACACTTATGAGATCCAGAGAGACCTGCAAAATCTTGCAAAGACAGGCGCAAGCTTTGATAGGATAGGCGGCAAGATGACAAGAAATCTTACCGCGCCTATCATCGGCGCCGGTACTGCAGTAAGTAAATTTGCTGTCGACTTTGAAAGTGCGTTCGCTGGCGTGAGGAAAACAGTAGATGCAACAGAAGCCGAGTATGCAGCATTATCTAAAGGCATACGAAACATGGCCAAAGAGCTGCCGACAAGCGCGGTAGCTATAGCAGGCGTTGCGGAAGCAGCGGGGCAGTTGGGGATTGAGAATAAAAACATCCTTAGTTTTACACGAACCATGATTGACCTAGGGGAAAGCACCAACCTATCTTCTGAAGAAGCGGCTACATCACTGGCGAGGTTTGCGAACATCACACAAATGAGCCAACGCGATTTTGATAGATTAGGCTCTACTATTGTCGCCTTAGGCAACAACTTTGCCACAACAGAGTCGGAAATTGTGGCGATGGGTATGCGCCTTGCCGGCGCAGGCAGACAGATAGGTATGTCCGAGGCGCAGACGATGGCTTTGGCAGCCGCGCTATCCTCGGTGGGCATTGAGGCTGAGGCAGGCGGCACGGCCATGTCTAAAGTTATGAGCAACATGCAACTGGCCGTCGAGACAGGCAGCAAAGATTTGCAAAACTTTGCGGCAGTTGCGGGCATGAGTGCGGAGGACTTTAAGCTTGCCTTTGAGAGAGACGCAGCGGGCGCCCTTATAGCCTTTATCGAGGGGCTCGGAAAGACTGAGGAGCAAGGCATATCCGCGATAAAAGTGCTTGAGGACATGGGCATTTCGGAGGTGCGTATGCGCGATGCGTTGCTGAGAGCAGCGGGCGCAAGTGATGTGTTTACCGGGGCGCTTGAGATGGGCTCAAAGGCCTGGACTGAAAACACTGCGCTCACAAAAGAGGCGGAACAACGCTATGCAACCACTGCCAGCCAAATGAAGATCGCTTGGAACTATGTTAAAGAGGCTGGAATGGTGATAGGTGAAACTTTGATTCCCTACATCCGTAAAGGTGCGGAACATATCAAAAATTTAGCTGATAAGTTTGCGCAACTGAACCCCGGCACACAGAAGGCTATCATGCTTACACTGGGACTAACGGCAGCGGCAGGTCCGCTGTTAAAGGTGGCGGGTAAAGGCATTAAAGCATATAC